GATTACATATACACCCAACTTGAAGGAGCGCAAGATATCCTTGCCGCAGATACAAAGGGACTCGTTATAGCCACAAACGTTGCTGCCGATGGATCTGCCGGCGAAAAATACCACAAACTCCAAGGAGTATATTACGCCGACAACATCAAAGCTGCAGAAGGAGTAAGAGAATATGCAACAGCGGTGAGAGAAGCCAATCAAGCTTTAAAAGACGAAGAGTGGATGAATGCCTTTTTGTCAGAAGCTGGGATAAAAAATACCAAAGAATACCTTAATGAACAGCTTGATGCGTGGAATGAGTACTACATGAAGTACGGTACCATTTTAGAAAAAATGCAAGCTACGAAAGAGTATTACGACAGAAAAATCAGTTTAGCAAAAGACGCGGGAACGGCCGAAGCATTGAGAGCCGAAAAAGACGCCGCGATGGCTGCCCTTGAGGTAGAAGGTGGCGACTTTGTCAATAGCCTAATCAGCAAGACAAAAGAAGATATAGAAAAACTAAAGAGAGAGATAAAAGTTGCATTAAAAACGCTTGAAGATGAATTTAATAAACTCCCTTCTTCGGATTCTGAGCAGGGGGATGATCTGCGAAATAAAATAAATGTTCTTCGGGCACAATTATCCGCCATTAATAAATTGGACCCGGTAAGCGACGAAGAGCACAGCGAATCCTTTGAAAAGTGGCAGAAACTATACAGCACGCTCACTAAAATTGAAGGACAATTTAACGACATCGGCGAAGCTGCGGGCGGTGCGATGGGAGAAGTAATATCGACCGCGAGCAAGATTACTGTCAATTCACTGAAAATGATCGACAGCATCAAAACCCTTGCGGAAAATTCGGCAGAAGGAATTGAGAAGACAGGAGAAGTAGCAGCAACCACCATCCAAAAAGTAGAACGGGCATCTGTAATTTTGGCCATTATTCAAGCTGCGTTGAAAGTCATACAAAGTATTGCCAGTATATTCGGAGATACGGAAACTTCAATGGAGCGGAATATCCGAGAAGCCCAAGAATTAAACGAAGAACTACGCGTGATGAATGAACGCGCCCGGTTAAACTCGGATATTTTTTCCACAATTTTCGGTCACGATGCCTTTGGGGATTATGTTAATAATGTAACAGCCTTAACTGACGCCATGAATGCCTATCAGGCAACAATGGATAAAATTAGAAATCGTGGAGAAGAATTCGAATTTGTCGGTAGCAAGGGCGAGGCCACAGGATTGGCAAATCTACGAAAAAGAGCAAAAGAGTGGGAAAATCTTTATGCTTCTATTGCCAATATGCAGGTTCAAGTTAGACATTCTACTTGGCTACGAAGTGCAAAGTATAAATCTCTTAAAGACATGCTCCCTGAATTATTTGAAGGCAATAATGTAAATATGCAAGCCCTCAAAGAATTTGTAGAAGGAAATAGTGACACGTTTAAACATCTAACCAAAGAAAATCAGACGTACCTCAAAGAACTGGTAAATAATTGGGAGACATATGAAGAAGCAATAAAGGCTGTCAATGATTACCTCAATGATATGTTCGGTGAATTAGGAACCACGCTGACCGATGCGTTGGTTGATTCTTTCGAACAAGGAACAAATGCCGCGGATGCCTTTGGTGAAGCGGCTGGCAATATGCTTAAGAATCTTGCAAAGCAGGTGTTATACACGGCAACTATAGGACCCGAAATAGAAAAAGCGCAGAAAAAAATTGACGCCATAAATCGGGATCTGTCACTCTCAGATGAAGAGAGGTACAATGCACTTGCCGGAGTTGTAGATACAATGCTTGATGATGTTCTTGCCCAGCAAAAGGTAGGGCAAGAATTATGGGAGCGGCTCAAACAGGCCGCCGAGGAGCGCGGTCTGCAGTGGGAGACAGAAGCAGGGGGCCAAGAGGCGACATCTCGCGGATTTCAGGCCATGTCTCAAGATACCGGCGACGAGTTAAACGGCCGATTCACGGACATTCAAGGCAAGGTTACCGACATCCGAGGATATGTGATGATGCAAACTCAATCTATTATCGGGCTGCTGAACTCCATCGGAAATATCGAAACAGCCATATATACAAGCGTACAAGTGGACAATGAGCTGCTCCGGTACGCTGTTATGACCTACATGGAGATCGTCGAAATAAACGGGAATACAGCTGTTATGAAGGCTGCTCTGACGGAAATTCGGGAAGACATAGCGGCGATCAAGCGCAATACAAGTGAACTGTAATGAAAATTGAAAAGGACATATCGGACCTGACCAAATTTATCGACGGCATCGAAGAGGAGGTTGTAGATTTCATGGATGAGAAGGCTCGTGAAGCGGTTAAACTCCAGCAGATCGAAGCCGATTACCGAAATCACACATGGAATCTTCGCAGTTCGCTCGGATATGTTGTGACGTATGATGGCAAGGAAAAGCGACGCTATATAAGCGGAATGAACTACGGAGACGAGGCCGCCGCCGCGATAACGAAATGGCTTAATGAAGTTAACAAAGCAGGCACCAGCATCGTATTTGCCGACGGTATGTTCTACGCTTCTTTCGTCAGCTCAAAAGGCTATGATGTCATTGATACAGCAGAATCTTATCTAACGAAAGAATTAAACAAATAAGCAATGATCGGAGATTTATTCATCAACAAAACAGACACCTACACAATGGGCGTTGCAATGGGTTCCGGGTTTATTGCCGGGTTAAAATCCCCTGCCAGCCTGAAAGACTTCGTGGAGAATGAGGACCCCAAGAAAGACGGCAAGGAGGTCATATATCCCGACAAACCCAAATTGGCGGCACGGGATTTAACATTGACTTTTATAATTACGGGAGAAACCCCGGAGGAGCATCTTTTAAACTACGATACTTTTATCCGGATGCTACACTTAGGTAAGGTAGATATATCGGTACCGGGAATAAGTGATGAAATATACCACCTGACATATGTCGGAAATTCAGGCAGCTACAACATATCCGGCGACCGTCTGACGTCGCAATTAACCGTAAAGTTCAACGAGCCAAACCCCGCAGACAGGGGCGAGGATAAAGAAGAGTAAATGAAAAAATAAAGCCGGGGAATTGCATCTCCGGCTTTAATTTAATTGTTCAAAATCTAAATCCCGCTTGTATTAAGAATGCGCCCATATTAGATGGGCCGTAAATGCCGTTTTCTTGGATATTGTCGGCGATACCCAAAGATTGATACCCGATATTTATAAAAACACCTAATGTCGGGGCCACAGAAAAATCAACACCCAAACCGCCGGCTCCATAAAATCCTTTTTCATCGCCAAAACCATATCCGAGATTAGCAAATATATACGGTGCTATTTTGCTTTTAGTTAGGTATCCTTTTATATCCGCAAATACGGGAATTGTTGCGTGCCCATTATCTAATAATGCCAATCCAGCGCCTGCACCTAAAAAAAGATTAGGAATAATTCGGGCACCATGTATAGTTTCAATATAAAATCTATCCATTTGATAATCACCTATCCCGAAACCATAACCAATGTTCACTTCGCCTTGGTATCTAGGCGTGTTTTGTGCTTTGGCATAAGCGCATAAAACAGCGAATAATAACAGTAGTAAATACTTCTTCATACAATAAATTTTAGTGAGTTAGTAACCCAAATTTACAATTTCAAATTGGAATATCCAAAAAAAGAGGAATGGTTTTAACCACTCCTCGCTTTATGCCTGAAGCTAATCGAGTTCAAAGTTAGCTATTGCTGATAACTGGTATGATATCCGGCAGGTCGTCTTGGCCCGGTGGCTTTATTCCCCACTTGAAGTTCCACCAAAGTTTCACTAACCAATTCAAGTTGCCTGTTTATTTAATATCCTCGGAATCATTGCAAATAATGGGCCTTGTTATCTTTTCTGTTGAAGTAAGATAGGCAGTTTCGGATACAGGATTGTCTGGGACATTCCCAAGGACTTGTTTTGCATTGATGGGAGATATTACCGAGTGCCCCAGTTGGTTTTCGAGTTGTTTTCGGGCTGCCTTTGCAACGCTGCCGCCACTTTTGGCTACCCGGACATTATGCTGAAATCCTTTTGGCTGTTGTTGTTTAGATATTTCCGTTACGGCGGCTTCTGCCAGCGTATTGAGGGCCAATTCGATGTTGGTCATATTGTCCCGCAAATTTTCTTTTTTTATGCCTTTAAACTGCTTGTATGATTTCGTATTACGTCCGGCCCACTCCATCGTGATAATATCCGTAAGTGCGGCATACTGTTTCCCCTCCACCCCTCTGCGCTGCCATTCATCAGTCAACTCTTTGCGAACCTCCATACTTTTTAGCCGCTGGTTGATCCAGTTGTCGGAATATCCTAGTCGCTTATAATCAAGCATCGCCTGCTGGATGGACAGTTCCGGATCCTGCATTTGGTCGAGGCGGTCGCTGGCAATTTGTGCCATCCATTGCTTGAATGGTTCAGCTTTCGGGGATGGTATCGACTGTATCAAACGGAAAAGTTGCTGTGTGTCTGCAACATCTGTAAAACGCATTTTGCCGTCCGAAGCCAACATTTTCAACTGTCCGATTTTTTCGGACACTTCGCTTCCTTCGTATTGTAACTTCTTTTTGAGGTCACTCCAATACTTTCGAGGTCGGTCTGTCCCTGTTAGGGCTTCGATTACGTCGATAATAGAAAAATACCACGTTTCGGTATCGTCATCCCATACGGTGCGAACTTTGCGATCTTCGAATAATTGTATGGCTTGTTTTTGTGTCATAGGTTGGTGTCGTTAAATTTATTCCCCTTTTTCCAATGCGAGCAAGCGCTTACTAATTTGATACAAATGTACGAAATTTATGCGTTGTGTTGGATGGAACAAATAAAAAACCGAGGCAAATGCCTCGGTTTGCGACTAAAATTTAAATCCGATTTTTATAGAAATAGCTCCTGCTAAATCTTTATAATAATCTTGGGATTGATCGGTCTCTGTAATTACAAAATCCACATATTCACTATGTTGCATAGCATATCCAAAAGCAAATCCAATTATAGAGTTATATACACGCACTCGAAATGGACGCGCTCAATGCCTATTTGAACAGATCGGAGTATTTAGAACAACCTACGACAACCAAATGCTGTTAGCCATGAACAATCTGCAAATATTTAATAACGACCAATTCGGACAAATTAGAGCGCTTGAAATAAATGGCGCGCCATATTTTGTGGGGAATGATGTAGCGACTGCTCTCGGTTATGATAAACCACGTAATGCAGTTGCCAGATATGTTGATAAAGATGACGCCCTAAAACGGGGCGTCACCGATGAACTTGGTAGAAATCAGGAAACCGTAGTTATCAGCGAAAGCGGCATGTATGCTTTGGTTTTCGGATCAAAATTACCTGCGGCCAGAGCATTCAAACATTGGGTTACTGCCGAAGTTCTCCCCTCCATCCGCAAGACTGGCGGATACATGTCAGCCAAAGAGACGGACACGCCCGAAATGATAATGGCACGCGCCGTGCTGGTCGCCAATGACACCATAGCCCGGCAGAAGCAACAGCTGGAGCAGGCCCAAAAGCAGGTCGCGGCACTCGCGCCGAAAGCAGAGCTGATGGACAAGGTACTGGACACGGATCAGAAGATCGACGTCGGGCAGGCGGCAAAGATTTTGAATTTACCATTTGGCCGCAACACGCTCTTCCAGCGGCTCCGCGAGCGAGGGATATTCTTCTGCAATCGCAATGAGCCTAAACAAGAGTATATTAACCGGGGTTACTTCGAGTTGAAAGAGAAATTGATCGACCGAAACAACCACGAATCGTTCACGGTCATCAAGGTTCTCGTGACGCAAAAAGGATTGGATTTCCTCGCAAGGCAGTTTGAGGTGGTCCAAACCCCGAAGAAGATGGCACCGATAAGATAAGCCCCTGTATACTTCCCCGATGCCGGCGCCTCGCAGAAATGCGGGGCGTTTTTTCCAAATATATTTATTACCTTTACCACAGAAAGAATTTTGACCAAAAACTAAACGAGGAAGATAAAGATGGCACCGACACCTAAAATATCAGGCGTACACTTCAAAAGAGGCTCTGATTTAATTTTCACAAACTGTTGTATAGTAGCTATTAAAGATACCGAAGAGGTATGCCCATCTTGCGGAAGCTACGTAATTGGAGGTGGATGTGGATATACGCCGGAGAAAATAAGAAAAATTCGCAGACTATACGCCGAGCTATACAAGGCTGATAATCGCGACAGGTGGTGGCGTCTCGAACCACGAAATATAATCAAGGCACCACGTTAATATATTGAAGGTTGATAGCGCTATGTATCGCAAACTAAATAAAAAGTCCTGATCTATGATCGGACCTTTTATTACAATCACATTGTCTCAACGGGAAGAAATTCCCGTTTTTTTGTTTTTCACTTCAAATTTCTTGGTAATTCACGTGACCGTCGAAATCTTTGCCTTGAGCTTGTGACGATGCAAGTGGCATACGACAGATGGTAATTTATTCTCCGTTAGGAATACAGATATTGGATGCTCCGGTCACGAAAGAGGCTATTATCAAATATGCCCTCATGAGTGACTATTATATTGAGCTTCCCTTCAATCAACTTCAGTACATTCAAATTCCGCAAGGATCATACATACTGTACAAAGGCCGTAAGTTCGAGATAATGGCCCCGGTATATCCGGAGTTCGACAACAAGACCGGAGGATATAAATACACGCTCAAGTTCGAGGCGCAACAGAACCACATGAAGCGTTTTGTTTGCTTCTGGCTGGGCGGAGATAATCCCGAAGCGGTATTCCACAATACTACCGACCTCGAATCATTCGGCGCCCTGATCGTAGCCAACATGAACAAACATCTTGACGTCGAAAATTGGAGCGTAGGAACCATCGACGTCGAGAATCCCAAGGCGACAAAACTCGTGTTATTCAACGGAGACAAATGCTGGGATATACTCAACACGATCGCCGAAACTTTCGAAGTTGAATGGTGGACCGAGGAAAACGGAGATTTAGTGTCGCTTAACTTCGGAAAGCTGGAAAGAGGAACACCCGAAGAATTCAAGCGTGGCGATGTTGTCAAGAGCATCCCCGCCAAGAAGGGCGACGATTCCAGTTACGGCACCCGGTTCTATGTATTCGGATCTACACGCAACCTTACCAGCGACTACGGACAGGCTCCGCAGGGCGGGGAAACAAACCATGTTTCAGAAATACGACTCCGGCTTCCCAACGGCCAGAGATATATTGACGCCATCCCGAATCTCGACAAAAGCGCCATTGTCGAGCAGGTCGTTTTCTTCGACGACATCTACCCCAAGAACACGGAGACGATCACAAGCATCGAGACCGTTGATCGGGAGATCATCGAGGGACAGACAGATAAGGCCTATGTCATGTACTGCAAGGACACGCCGTTCCTGCCGTCCGACATGATCGAAGGCGAAACGCTGGGAGCCACGTTTACCAGCGGAAGTCTAATGGGGCGTAATTTTGAGTTAGGCATAAATTACAAACCTGAAACATGGAAGCCCGAAGAAGGCTTTGACAAGAAATTTGAGATCATCGCCCAAGTTGAGACGTCGGGAGAAAGCCAGCTTATAATCCCCAACGAAAGCCTTCATCCCGAACCGGGAGATACATTTGTACTCACGGGTGTAAAACTTCCGCAGCAACGAATCGAGGAGGCCGAAGAGGAGCTTTTGAAGGCCGGACAAGCATACGCCGCAAAGAACAGCAGCGACACCGATGTATATACCTGCGAGACCAATCCGGTATACTGCACGGTAAACGACAAGAATTACAACGCAGGACAAGCCGTGCTTCTTGTCGATCCTCGATTTGGTTTAGACGGACGTCTGTCCCGAATTCAGGGCTACGAAAAGAAACTCTACAACGAATATATCGCCACGTACACAATCGGCGACAACACTCCTTACTCCCGCATAGGAAGTATCGAATCGGATGTGAAAGCCACCCTGTATTCGCAGCGCATAGGCGTAACCGAATCGGGGGCGGCAATATATCTTATCACCCGGTACGATTCTACTGCGGCCGAAGATTATAATGCTTATTCGGCCAAGCGCGCCTTATGGCAGTTTGCGAACAAGCAATTCCCGGATACCTTCAAAGGCAAAATGACCTTCGAGGACGGGGCGCAGTTCGGCGATTACGCAACAGGAATTACCGGCATCGGCGGACTTATCGACAAGAAAGGGAATGCCGAAATGCAAAGCCTCAAGCTGCGGGGATTCCTTGAAGTTCCTGAACTGAGATACAATCGGGTCGATATTACAATGGGCGACACATGGTTTGCTCCAAGCGCCGGGATCATCGAGAGCGTCGATACCGAAGCCAAGACCATCACGCTCAAACTCGAAGAAGGCGAAATAGGAAGTCCGCGGGTCGGTGATATTTGCATGGGTATCTTCCACAGCTCCGAATCCTCAGATAATGCAACGGAAGATTACGATGACAGCAAAGGCAATAGACGCTTTGCCGGCTTCGCAACGTGCTATTTCCGCATTACCGAAGAGTTGGACACCACGACCTATAAGACATTCAAATACCAACTTCGCCCAGTCTCTACCGCTTACCCGAAGCAATACCACCCTGCTCCCTCGATGACATTTGTCGGGTATGGCTCCTTCTCGAATGAAGCCCGTCAGACATCGCGCTACGAGACAAGGACATACCAGCGTTATCTGAAGGAGGTATCCGACTGGGAATTCATATCGTCCAACATCGCAGCTCAGTACGGCGACCTGTCCAATCTGTCCGTATTCGGGATAGATATGAAAGGCTATTCGGCCTACCTCAATAACATCTACATGTCGGGCGTCATCCATCAATTCACGCCCGGCGGGGAAGAAATACCGACAATCAACGACCGAGGAAAGTGGCTCGCGTCGGAGACATACAATAAAAACGACGAGGTATATCACAATAACGCCAAGTGGCGCTGTCTTGTCGATGGGACAAAATCTGAGCCGTCTACATCATCCGAAGCGTGGGTCCTTCTTATGCATGTACCACTGTCTTCTGTAGTTCCTGTCTACAAGCAGCAAAATGAAAAACCGGCACTTCCGACCGGCACTACTATTCCTCCTGACGGATGGAGTCTCGAATATCCCGAAGGCGGAGATTCAGGCGCATCAACCGACGTAACCGACATTATAATCGATGCGGATAATGAAGGGGATGTTGCCCAAGACGGCGCATTTTACAAACTTGCAGGTAAAGGTGATAATTCCACAGCGTCGTGCAAAATACAATTCGATGCTCTTAGCGCTGGTGAGACATTGGTATTGGATATAACCGCCTATTCGGAGGAAGGGTATGATAGATTGATTGTCGGAAAAATAAATGTTCAGGATGTCAATAAGGCAGACTCCAACACCTTCGAAGCAGACGTATCAGGGAACGGCGTATCCTCGACCGTCGTCATTACGGCACCGAGTGCAGGACGTCACTTTGTTAAGGTAGTATACACGAAAGACTCGTCCGGTGATGCCAATGGCGACTACGGCTTATTTCGTATTGCGTATAATACATCCAAGACTATTCCGTTGTGGGTGTCTTTCGGATCGGTGATTGATGGCGTTGTTCAATCATGGTCTGATCCGGCGCGAATAAGCGGCACCGACGGTCGGCCCGGAATCGACGGAAAACCGGGCGTGGACGGAACAGACTATGAGTGGGTATTCACCCGCACAACCTCGGAAGCAGCACCCGATACGCCGACATCTCAAGACGAAGACGACTATATACCTGATGGCTGGACTGACGATGCTGAAGGGCCTGACAATACCCATCCTTTCGAGTGGACTTGCAAGCGCATAAAAGTCAACGGACACTGGGGCGACTTCTCGGCGCCCTCACTATGGGCTAAATACTCCTTTAACGGTGAGGATGGAGTGGACGGAGAAGGTGTAGAATACATTTTTACCCGCACAGAGACGGACAATCCGGATGCAATACCGAGTGTTCCGACCAATGCAGAATATGACAATCCGCCTGCGCCGTGGACGGATGATCCTATGGGCGTAGACGACATTTACCAATACGAATGGGTATCCAAGCGCATCAAGGTAAATGGAGAGTGGAGCGCTTTCTCTACACCTGCATTATGGGCCAAGTATTCTTTCGACGGAAGCGACGGAAAGCCGGGCGAGGACGGAAAACCGGGCGATTGGACATCATACGTGTTCAAGGAGAGCAGCGAAAAGCCGGGGGCACCTATCTCGACAAAGCCTATTCCCGACGGCTGGGTAGATGCCCCTACCGGGAGCGGCATTTGGTGGATGTCGAAAGCGACGATAAACGGGAGCACGGGGCAGGCAAGCGCCCTGACATGGTCCGATCCGATTAAAGTTACAGGCGAAGACGGCCAGCCCGGACCATATATCGACTTCAAATACGCATCGAGCAGCGACGATAGCATAGGTCCAGATATTGAGTCAAACGTAAGAAATCCGGACGGCTGGTATGACAATCCTCCGGCGCTTTCGTCCGGGGAATATCTATGGATGACCAAAGCGCAAATAGATGCAAATGACGAGCTTATGGAACCGTGGTCCGACCCCGTACGCATAAGCGGAGAAGATGGCAAGCCGGGAGATAAAGGAGACCCCGGATATCAGGGTTGCATTATCCGCCTAACGGAATGGGTTTCGGGTGTAGAATATCGCAACGACGCTGATTTAGAATCAGACGGCCTGCGCTACATCGACATAGTGACTGTATATGAGAATAACCAACAACTGAAATTCCAATGCCGTCAGACTCATACCTCATCGAATTCCAACAGACCATCCGGGGGAACCACATCGACATATTGGCAGCAGCTCAACGACATGGTGCCCATATATACGCCTCTGCTGTTTGCCGAGAACGCCGTTATCAACTTCCTGCAAGGTATGGAGTTCGTAGTCCACAACTCCAAAACGGATATTTCCGAAAATACCATCATCGCAGGACTCGTAGGCGGCGATATCCCTCTGTTTGTCGGCAGCAACACACCGGACAACGCGCCTTTCCGAGTCGCTAAGGACGGTTCGTTTACAGCAACGAAGGCGAATATAATAGGAAGAATAGAAGCAACAAGCGGTAAAATAGGCAACTTCACGATAGACAACGATTATTGGTTGCAGTCATCTTTATCCCCGTCATCTGGAAAAGACTGTTCACTTTTTATGTCGGCTGCGCGTATCACGTTGGAAAATATAGATGACAACTATAAAAATACATTCGACGTATCGGCATATCCCACTTCTACTATGGGAGCGGTTAACCATTCCGTTTTAACAGTAAATACAAACAGAAAATCTTCTCAAGATATTAATTATTATAATATCGGGATAGACATTTCGGCAGAAGGATCATTCGGCACTAATCCGCTAAATCCAAGTACAAAATGCGGTAATCATGCCCTGTATTTGAGAAAGGGAGATGTGTGCGGATTAAGATTATATAATCGTAAAATATCTTCAGATGTAACCCTTGACGATATGGATTGTTTTGTGACGGTGGATAGCGATGGCGGGAAGCGCACTATCACACTCCCTTACAATCCACAAGACGGTCAACTTTATTATATCCGAAACATAGGAACCAAAGGCGTGCAACTGAACGGAAACGGGAAGCAGATTGCGATACATACTCAAGGAGCATGGGTTAACTCAGACTCATGGACTGACCGAGAATCCCGTAATCTGATCTACTGCGCGAGTGTAGGATGCTGGGTGATGTTCAAATAGAGGGAGAGAAGTAGACAGCATAATGCAATTTTAACGACCAAAAATTATGAGGAAAATTAACTTACAACGGCTTGAGATTTTTGCAGATATGCAAAAGAAAATATGCACTGTTCACGATGTGCGCGAGCAGCTTGCAAATCTCATATATGCAAATGCCTATGGTTTTGTCGGCCATGTACTCGCTCATAAAGTATATGAATCGGAAGGTGAAATAGAACTTACCGAGGCAGAAGCTCACGAATTGGGGCGTCTTGTCGCAACATTAGGATCTGCACCTCTTATCGATGCTGTATTGAGCAAACTTGACCTGAAGATCGAGGACGTAATATCTCCCGCGGACTACAAATAAAAAAAACAGCAAGTGAAGCGTATTCGTATAGGTAAAGACATCGAAATCCATTGGCCGATATTGACCAATGGCGAGCAAGTCACACTTGAAGGCCGCGATCTGCATCTGGTCCTTCATCTTCCCTCCTGCATGGAAACCCCTTTGCATTTCGAGCCTCAGGGGAACATTGCCGTATTCACTATTTCAGGCAATATGCAAAAGCAGCTGGGCGCATACCGGCTTACCATGTGGGAAAATAAAGATAAGAGCGGACAAACAGCCGTCGATTATTGCGATGCGTTTGAGTTGGTGCCTACTACATGTATGGAGGGCGGCAACGACAACAATCTGACCACGGAAACTGTCAATCTGGATTCTTCGGACTTGATCGTAGGCCTCCCCGGACCAAGTGCCTATGACCTTTACAAGAAGCACAATCCCGATGCAGAAATATCCGAGGAAGAGTATGCAAATGCTCCCATAGATGCCGCCGATGCCGCCAATGAAGCCGCAAAAGCTGCCAATGAAGCCGTAGATAAGATCGGGGATATTAATGAAGCCCTTGCCGGCAAGGTAGACAAAGAAGAAGGGAAGGGTCTGTCCTCAAACGACTATACAGACGACGATAAGGAGAAGCTGGACGGACTTTCTAATTACGACGACACAGAAATACAAACGCAGTTATCTGAAAAAGCGTCCAAAGAGGAAGTAGCCGACGCAGCTGAAGAAACACTTTCCGCTGCCAGCTCCCACACGGATAAACGCATAGAAGAGACAAAATCAGAGATTGCAACAGGACTTATTGAGTTCGAGAAAGAAGTGGGAAAGGCAATATCCGACGGCGACGCGACTACTCTTCAATCAGCACAAAAATACACGGATGATGCCATTGACGCCATCCCCACGCCAGATGTCAGCGGGCAGATAGAGCAGCATAACACCTCGCCTACCGCCCATCCCAATATCAGGGAGATTCTGAACACCTGCGTCGGTCTACCGGAGTTCAACGGCGATACCTACGAGCTTACCTTCACAACGATTGCGGGCGCGAAATTGATCGTTGACCTTCCCATTGAGCAGATGGGACTTGAGTATAACAAAGAAACAGGAGCCATTGAGTTCGTGAACGGCGACGGATCAATTTCGTCGATCCCCGTTTCGGACTTCGTGAAAGCATACGTCGGGTCCATTGGTCCGGAAATACAGATTACTGTGGACGGTTCCGAGATTCGGGCTACGCTCCTCAATAACACCGTATCGTGGGATAAAATTACGCTGGACTTGCAGGAAGTAATTGAAGGAAAAGCCGACCGCACGGAGATTCCTACGAAAGTATCCGAGCTGGAGAATGACTCCGAGTTCGTTACTGCCGAAGAAATTGATCCAGAGTTGAGAAAAACCTCATTTGAGGTAGTAGCTCATTCGGACTGTACGCTGGAGGAGCGCGTCGCGCACCTCGAATCGCTGCTTGTAAGGATGCTTTCGGGCGATGTCCTGATCCCGGAACTGCAGGTCAAGAAATTGGGCGTCTGGGGCGGCAACAACATCATCGTTACGGGCGAGGGCGCTCCGTCGAAGGCTCCCGACCGGGCCGGACAGTTCTACATTGACACCAAGAACAATGCGGTCTACCATTCGGTCGGAAATAATGCCGTTTCGGACTGGAAAAACGGTTGATGCGATGTCTCAGGTTAACCAATACGCGAACAGAGCAGCCTACGAAGCGGATGATTCCCGGCTTAAAACCCGGTCGGCGGTATCACACGTCGAAGACGACGGCGAGGTGATCTACGACGGCGTGAATGTCGTTGTCGGCCGGGATGCCGCGGACGCCGGCGATCTGGCAGTCTTCGACAAGGCGGACAGTACGCTGAAGTTCGTTAAGGGAGCGACGCTGCTTTACGACCTGCTGCCGCCGGAACTCGTCCCGATGGCTGTGGTCTACGGTCGCCGGGGCGACAAGGTGCGCATCGTTGCCCTGCGCCATCTGGATTTTTACAAGTGGGCAGTGGCGTATGAAGTGAAGCTTTCAGGCTTCGATCTCGCGGCCGGAGGTAATTTCACCCTGACCATTGACAATACGAGTTCGGAATTTACCTACTCCGCGGGGGAGACGCTTGCGAGCATTGCCGCGCAGATCAACGCCAACACAACAATAGCGGGATATTCATGGAAAGCCGCAGCATCGGATGAGATCGCCGCGATTGTCATGGAGTGCAATACGTGGGCCGCGAATTACAAAAAAATATCTGCGACAGGATGTACGCTTACCAAACATGCAGAAGACGTGGACTACCAAACGACTACGATTATTATTCCTACGGGGACATATTCGCATCTGCGCCGGCGCAACGGCAACGACAACAATATGGCCGGCTGCCTCAATGATGCCTTTCTAGAGTATAACCGCACGAACGGCAGCACGAGCACCAATGTGCCGCTGGGTAGCTCAACCATCATCCGTGAGAGCGTTTTCACCGAGGCCGACAATCCGGCGCTGGTTGCGGCCTATCCGACCTACCGGGACTACCTGTTCGGCGAACATCTTGCCGAATATCCGTCGGCTTACGAAGCGTTCCTTCAGGACGGCAAGAGCAATACGGCCATTCTCGCCGGGAAAACGCGAACCGACTTCTACGGCAAGACTGTTCCGTGTTATCCGGCGGCCGCCGCAGCTGCCGCCTATGGGATGCAGGTTGCAGGGATGACTACTGGGCTGGAAGTGGGTGCATGGTGGCTTCCCTCGGCCGAGGAGCTGTGGCTGATGGCCAAAGGTCTCATATTCGCACAGCCTTATGATCCAGTCAATCGGACATTGTCCGTATCCGGGAAAGTGATCGCCAAGACGGACTACATGGCCTCTTCGACCGAATACTCGTCATTATATTATTTTCAGGTCAATCAATACGGTAATACACGGTGGATGCTCCAACAGCAAGGTAAATACGTACCAAGCATCGTACGCCCGGTATCGGAGATATGAAAAAACATAGCTGATTATGTCACAAATAAACAAATATGCGGATAAGGCCGCTTACGAATCGGACACCGCGCGGCTTAGGACCCTCTCGTCGGAATCCTACATCGAGAACGACGGCGTGCTGCTTTACGACGGAGTCAATACCGTGGTCCGCAAATCGGCCGCCGGCGTCGGGGACCTCGTCGTCTTCGACAAGACGGACGGAGTGTTGAAATTCATTAAGGGCGCTACGCTCGTCGCAGATAAGATGCCCGCCGAATTGGTTCCCGCGGGCGTGGTGTACGGCCGACACGGTGATAAGGTGCGGATCGTGTCGCTGAAGAATGCGACATATAACGGATCGACGAGTATTCGCTGGGCGGCCTCCTACGAAGTAGCCCTGTCGGGCTTCGACCTTGCGGCGGGCGGAACATTCACGCTCCGGATCAACAGCACGGATTATCCCTTCACCTACTCGGCAGGTGCGACGCTCAAAAGCATTGCCGCGCAGATCAACGCCAATACGACCATATCGTCCACTTACGGCTGGGCTGCGACAGTTAATTCCGACGAGAGGATCATCATGTCGTCGAATACCTTCTCGCCTGTCTATGCGACTATCGAAGTCGGCGGCGGTTGTACGATTACCCGACCGGCCGAGGACGTGAATTACCAGACAGCGCTTACGGGTGTTTTAATCGAATCCTCAAGCGAAAATATACGGCGCCGAAATAATGTGAATTCTTCGTTTGCGGGCTGCAATCCCGAAATATTCCTGCAATACTATTCAGCCAACGGAACCGATGCCACAGGAATTGCCCCCGGAAGCAGCATCATAATTCGGGCAAGCGCCTTTACGGAAGAGGCTAACCCGGAACTGGTCGCCGCCTATCCGACCTACAGGGATTATCTGTTCGGAGAACATTTGCTGCAATATCCCGCAGCCTACGGCGCGCTGCTGCGCGACGGCAAGATGAACACCGCAAAGATCGGCAGTCTACGGTTCGTTAACATCCACGGCGAAAGCGTCCTCCGTTATCCCGCCGCAGCGGCTGCGCTCGACTACGGCGTCACGGTAGAGGGCGCAACTACCGGACTTGAAGCGGGTGCATGGTGGCTGCCCTCGGCCAACGAAATCTACCTGCTTATGCATGACCGGGCACTTACAGCTGCCGATAAAGAAAGTGACCCCGTGAACCGCACGCTGTCGCGCCTTGGTAATACGACCTGCTACGGGGCGGGGTATTACCCGTGGACGTCATGCGAGTACAGCGGCAACAATGTCTTCATCTACAGTGGTTATACCGGTAATGTGGGCAGCGCGTACAAGGCTTACGCATATTCTACCCGCCCGGTAAGCGAAATATAAAAAATCATGGAAACACAACAGCAAATCAACATCCTCGAATCGCGCCAGCTGGAGCTGCGGGCGATCATGGCTCAGTCCGACGACCGGGCAGTCAAATGCTTCAAGAACGGCATATCGTTCAAGGAGACCTATCCGGAAGACTACGCCCGGTATGAGACGGCCAATGCGGAGTACAACCGCAACGAAACGACGCTGGCTGAACTCAAAGCCAAGCGGGCCGAAGAGCTGGCCGCGGAAGAAGAACAGATACTTAAAAACGGAGAATAAGGCTATTTTATCATGGACAAATTTCGGGAACTCTTTGGCTGTATCTTCGCCTCGATATTCGGCACAATCGCCCCGATACACGACATACTTATCGCCTGCATGCTGGTATTCGCCATTAATTTCGTTGCCGGAGTATCGGCGGGCGTATTTAAGCAACATGAAGGATTCGCCTTCAAAAAGGCTTTCAACTGCATTTTAGAAGGTATGGTTATATCCGGTCTCATCGCCTTTGTATTGATTATCGGAGATAAGATCGATAACCACGAAGGGGCTATGTCAGCAATATCTATCATCGTATATGCTCTTATTTACTTTTACGGAGTCAATACACTGAAGAACCTGACGCGGATTTTCCCAAAGAACAAGTTGTTCGACTTCCTGTATTATGTCCTGTCCTTCGAGGTTATTAAAAACCTCCCATATCTGGAGAATTATCGAAACCATAAAAACAATAACAAATGAAACTTTTACTCAAACGAATAGCCCTGAAACCTACCTATACCATCGGATGGCTCTACATCGACGAGCAAAAGGTCTGCGACACCATCGAAGATGCCGTCCGAGACCTGAATAAAAACGGGCGGTTCGACAATGGAGAAAAGAAAGTTTACGCCCAAACCGCGATACCTTACGGGACTTACGACATCACGCTGGAAGTTCAATCCCCGAAGTATAAGGATCGGGCGCAGTACAAATTCTGCAACGGTTATCTTCCTCGGTTACTCAATGTACCGGAATTCGATGGCATACTAATACATATCGGTAATACCGCCGAAGATAGTGCAGGATGCATTTTGGTTGGCGAGAACAAGGCGGTAGGCAAGGTGCTTAACTCGACGGAGACATTCAAGCGAGTTTACAATATGCTCAAAGAGGCATCCGGCCGAAACGAACCTATCCAAATCGAAATCGTATGAGACCGCTGATACTCTGTATTACAATCGGGTTGTTGCCGGGATGCTGTCCATGCAAACACCTGTCAACGAACACGCGAGACAGCATCAGCATCGAAACACGCATCCATAAAATATACATCAAGGATACGCTTCGATTTCAGATACCTCCATACAGCAAGCGCCAAGTAGTCAGAGATACTTCAAGTCATCTGGAGACGCCCTTAGCTGTTTCGGATGCATGGATAAACAACGACGGTTCGCTGGGCCACTCGCTGGAGAACAAGCCGCAGGATATTCCGGTACCGTTTGAAAAAGAAGTGATATATCGGGACAGCATTGTCTATAAAGACAGGACCGACACAAAAATCGTCGAGGTGGAGCGCCGACTGACATGGTGGCAACAGACAAAGATGCGCGGCTTTTGGCTCCTCCTTGGCGTAGTTGTATTCGTATTCCGTAAAAATATATTGACGATGGCGCGCCGGTTCATATGATGTAGAGCCTTGAGGGACGGGCATAAAAAAGTCCCCGACATTATAGCATACACCCCTGTATACATAAGTGTTTCCACCCCAATGCCGAGGACTATTCCTTCGTTGGGGTGGAACTTTTTATACAGGGGTATAACAAATATACAATAATTATCGGGGAAACGTATGCGTAAATCAGAGCTTTTTGCAGAAATACTCGAATGCGTTGCATTTGAGACCGAAATAACCAAAGAACAAATCCTTTCGAAGGATAAATATCAAGATGTGGTTGATGCCCGCTATATGCTGGTGCACTTCTGCCACGAGAAAGGGATGTATATTACAGACATAGCGCGCATGATGCGCTTCTCTCGTCGAGCCGTCGAGAAGATGATCTCGAAATTCGACGAGCGGAAGCGGTACAGTCATCCCATATTCGAAATTCAGTGCGAACTAATTGCGAAAAGACTGCCTACGATCTCCGTCCCATCTAATTGATATGCCTGCCGCCTTCGGCCACCTTTGCATTGTTGCAACAGGTGAACGCCCGGCCTTAACGGGGGCGGCAATCATTCAATAATCTTTTAAAATGGGTTCGGATAAAACTTATATTTTCGATGGAGGCGGCACGGGTGGCGGCCTTGACATCGCAGCTCTCGTCTCGTCCATGATGAGCAACAAGGGCATGGACCCCAACCTCGTAGCGGCACTCATGAACGGTAACAACAACCGCGGTTCGTGGGGCGGCGACGGGTGCTGGTGGATCTGGATCATCCTGCTCTTCTTCTGCTGGGGCGGTAACGGCTTCGGATTCGGAGGCAACGGCGCGAACGGTCTGCCTGCGCAGCTCAACGGTGACGCCGGACGCGAACTTCTCATGAACGCAATTCAGGGCAACGGCACGGCGATCACTCAGCTGGCATCGTCGCTCAACTGCTCGACGCAGCAAATTCAGTCTACGCTGTGCAACATCCAGAGCACGCTGGGGATGTCGAGCCAGCAAATCATCAATGCCGTGCAGTCGATGGGTTGTCAGATCGGCAATCAGATCGCCGAATGCTGCTGCAACGTCCGTCAGGACATCGTGAAGATGGGCTACGAAAATCAGCTCGCAACGATCAACCAGACCAACGTACTCCAATCCTCGGCAAGCACGCAGTTCAACATCCTCGGCGCTAAGATCGACGCGCAGACGCAGATCATCAACGACCGCTTCTGCCAGCTCGAAATGCGTGAGATGCAGAACAAGATCGACACGCTGCGGCAGGAGAACAGCAACCTCGCACTGGCAGCTTCGCAACAGGCCCAGACGGCCAACATCGTCAGCCAGCTGCGTCCGCCCTGTCCGGTTCCTGCATACATCGTGCAGAATCCTAACTGCTGCAATACGCCCACGGTTGCCGTGGCGGCGGCTCCTGCGTGTGCAAACGCCTTATTTTAGCAAGAAAGGAGGCAAGTATGTATCCTTTCCAAGCTGACATAAAGGTCGTCGTACCGCGAGGGACGTTTGTGCCCCGTCTCGACATCGGAGGCATATTTACGCTCACCACGACCGGAAAGGCTTCGGCGGAGACCGAAACCGTAGACTACGGGTTCAATCCCTGCGCATGGAGGGCTTTGCCCGAAGAGGGCATCCTTCTATGGAAGGTTCGCCATCCGGTCACTACGGAGGAGAGTGCTTATGCCGTGAATGTCGTTGTCCCGACCTCCGGGCCGGCAAGGAGTACGGTAATTTCCCCCAACACCATTATCGGGACCACGAAAGTGCCGGTTGTGGATAACAAGGGAACGCAGACCATCGGCAGCGACATCACGAATCCGACGGCAGGCGGCGAAGCAAGCGCCTATACCGAGCACCTCGTGTATTTCAACAAATGCGCCGGAACATTCCGGTTGCTGGGTGTGAAGTCTACGGCAGGTACTGCGCAAGCGGACAGCGACGCAGCGCCGGCGGCGGCAAAATCAAAGTAAAACCGAAAGGACGGGGAGGAGCATCCCTTCTCCCCTGACTTTCATAAATCATTAACCAAGATGTTTCAGAACTTGAAAAAAGGCTCCTTAGTCTACGTCTTCGACAATCGCGAGCAGCCAAAGTTTTATACAGCGAATGTAAAAGATGTGTCGGCCCCGTACATTCCGCCCCAGAAACCGGGGCAGTTCTCGCCGATGCAGCAGTTCATCAATATCTCGATAGAGGGCAACGAGCCGTGGGGCGTCCCCATGCTGGCGGACATCGTTTCGAAAGACGGACTCACCGTAGCGACAACACGCGACGGGCTGAAGCCTACAATTATGGAGGCGCAGCAGATGAGCCGCGACATCGTAGAATCCTATGAGAAGCACAAAGCCAATCTGGAGATTTACGACTCGATCCTGATGCAGCTCGACCCCGAAGCTGCGCGCACGAAAGAACTTGAGTCCGAAAATCGGGAATTACGCAGGATGATAGCTGATATGAACGAGCGCATAAGCAAAATACCGACGGCGGAAGAACTGAGGAGCCTTGTCAAGACTGAAGCACCTGCAAAAACTAAGTAACTATGGGTTGGAGAATCATAGGTGAAGGCCGAGGCGGATATGACGGCCACGAAGAGGAGATGGAGCGGGAGCTTCAGCGCGCTTACGAGGAAGGCTTCGAGGAAGGCCGGCGTGAAGGCCGCGGGGGCTACGGTGAGCGCGGAGGTTACGGCGAACGCCGGGACTATGGCGGGGAGATGGATGGCTACGACGGTGACGGATACGGCGAGCGCCGTGGCGTCAAGGGTACGGGTCGATACTCGCGTTATCGCAGGCGTTAAACCGGCGGGAGGGGGCCGCAGGCTCCCTCCTTTTTAATTCAGACTGATATGAACAGATTAGATACATATGATAACTTTCCGGCAGGATTCCGGGAGTATCTCGCAAATTACGGATGGCACTTTTCAAAGAAGATGTGCGAATTCGCCGTATCCCATATGCGGGATCGAAACGGCAAAAAGATCGAACCCTACACCAAAGAGAAGGTTGATGCCCTATTGAAGCAGTACGGCATCGAACTTAAAAAAGACAAGGGATACGACTGCGTATACGTATGCAACATGGCAATTTCTGATTATTTCGGGTCGTCGATCCCTAATCAGCAGTACCTCGCCATGTTCATCAAAGACTTCATCGACGATGAAGACGCATACGACGGAATGCCTTTCACTCGCTACTACGCCGACACTATTGGCTCCGGAACTCCCATACCTTGGGAAGAAATGATGTAGGTCATGGAAGATATGCCACAGCTAAGCGAATTCACAAACGAAAAAGGTGAAATCGATGAAAAATATCGCAGCGCTCGTCCGTAATCTTCCGGGCGACAAGTATCAGGAGTTGGCTACAGCCGTAAACGACGTGCTGGACAACAAACGCTTCAACCGCAAGCAACGGAGACAACTGGCGCGCAATTGGCGCAAATACGGAGAACGGAAAGGTGAGCAATGAAAATAAGGGATTTGAATATAGATGCCTATGACTGGAAAGTGAGGGTGTATTTCGCCGTCACATGCTATCATACAGACTCTATAATCAAGTCCCTTAACGACATACAATGTCCAACTGAACTAATGGATCATATACGCGACAATCTGCTGAAGTGCGATATGGACACCGGATTCACCTATTCCAACAAAAAACTTAGGCGCACGGTGATGATCGTGGGGCTGGCGTCATCGCCGGCCGAGTTCCTGAACTCTTTTGAACACGAACTGAGACATCTGGTCGATGATATTGCTTCGACGCATAGTATGGATATGGCCGGCGAAGAGGTTGCATATCTGACCGGCGACATAAATACCGCTCTATGGTCGGATATACACCGATTCACCTGCTGCAAATGTGATAAACATGGAAGATGACAACATGAAATATTGGCTGGCGATGCTTGAAGTAAGCGAATGTTCGGCGCCCTTATTCGCCGCAGTCATATGCAAGTTGATGGATACGATTTAACTATTCAAGAAGTTTTACAAGATCGGTCTTCATCTCTTCGTCTATGTCCCTATAGCGGGCAAATGCCTTACTGCCTTCAGTATGTCCAGATAAGGACCCTACAAGGTTCGGGTCCTTCACTTTCTTATATAGGTTGCCGATGAAAGTTCGGCGAGCCATATGAGAGGAGGCTACTTGATAAAGCGGCTTCTGTTCGGGTTCACGAGTGATGGGGTTGAGTACATTTACCATCCGTTTAAGGCCCGCGGCAAGAAAGCATTTTTTAATCGCTTCATTGTATTTCTGCTCTGAAATGAACGGCAACAGCATCTCATGCTCGGATGATTCATATTTTTTTATGATATCCTGAGCAATATTGTTCAGAGGTACACGCACCGTTACCGGATGCCCTTCTTTGGTTTTACGCGGAATATACTCCACAGCCCCCTTTACTACATTATTGCGCTTCAGTCCAAGCAAATCCCCTACCCTACATCCAATCAAGCACTGGAATATAAATATATCTCGCTGGACAGCCAGCTTATGATGACGGGATAGATTTGTATTATACAGCTTGTTTCGTTCGACAATTGTAATGTAAATAGGCGTTCCATAGACAGCCTGCTTTATCTCTTTCTTACGGAAGGGATTGGAGGGGATAAGATCATTATTTGCGGCCCAATTTAAAAAGGCGCGCAACAAGATCATTTTGCTGACAACAGTATTATGCCCGCGCTGCTGCGGCATTCTTGAATCCGGGACCAACGTATATATATGGGGATAATCCTCGCATATCTCGTATTCTCTGCGATAAAAGTCCTCAAAGTCATCCAGCATTTCAGGAGTGAACGTTAATAGGGAGAGTGTGAAATTTCGATCAGAAATCCTCTTATATAATTCGTAACGCTTGAGTACTCGTATGAGCACGTTAAATGCCATTATGCGACGCTCGGAAAAGTTCTTTTTCGAGATATAGCTTTCAAAATAAGCCCATATATCCTTATCCTGAGACATACCCACCGAGTAGGGTGTAATAACATCACGGAGCCAGCTCACAGGCAGCCCCATCTTCCCCGCCCCGGCATCGATAAAAGACTGCATGACAAAAGAGGTTAATGCCGATAATTTAGCATGGGCCTCATTTGCTCGTTCGACAATATCTTGCCGGGCTGGCGACATCATCCTATAGCGGGGAATCAAGATTGATTGCGTCTTCTCGTTCCAATATTCAGGCAGAACATATATGCCGGTCTTGGCACGTTGGTTAAAACGGCCATGAGTAAACCGAATCAACACCTCGTGTAAACCGCATGAATTTTCCTTAGCCGAGAGGGAGTAGTAGATTGTCGCCAT